AAGCAGCACGGCGAAACGCAGGCCGACACCTGCGCCCGTTCCGGCGTCGGCTTCGGCTACGCCAGCCTGTCCCGGGTCGAAGAAGGCAAGCGTCACCTGACGATCCCCGAAGCGACGAAACTCGCCTCCTACTTCAACACCACCGTCGACAAGATCATCATCAAAGCGCCGGCCGTCGAGACCGAACAGGCATGGCTCGGCAACCAGTCGGCCACTAGCGAACACTGGCTCGGCAACCCCTCGCCCGCCCTGTTCGCCGTCCCCGAGCGGGACGAACCCGCGACGACACTGCCCTTCAGCGCCGAACGCTCGATCATCATCGACCGAGACAACCCCCTCACCCCCGAGCAGTATCGTGAGCAGGTTTGGATTCCCTACCTCGAAACCCGATATTCCGCCGACCTGAAAGCAAGCTGACCCGACCATGCCCCGCAAGACCGAAACCATCCACACCGAATACCGCGGCCTCACCGCCGACGGCCAGGTCGTCAAAGAATCCCGCTACCTGAACACCGTCAAACGCTACATGCGCCCCCACCCCGACGGCGTGATCGAGCAACGCGATCTCGTCGGCTACTACACCCCCTGGACCCCCACAAAGAAAGACGACCAGTGAGTGCGCAGCCGGCCGAGCCGATGGGCGCGGCGATGACCGTCGTCTTCGACTCGGCCACTAGTTTCGCTGACGTCCCGAACCTACTCGGCTACCACCCCGGCCCGACAGCCCTGCACGGCTGGCTGACGATGAAACTCGCCCCCATCGCCGTAAGGAAGCGACTCAAACCCGGCTGGCACGTCACCATCACCGGCCTGACCGGCGCACTCAACGACCGGCACGGCAAAGAACTAATCACCTTCGAAATCACCAAAGGACACCGGCTATGAACGGCTACGAACTCGTCGAACGACCCCGCTGCACGCCCTACTACTGGCGCGAAGTTGACCCGACCGCCGAAAGTCTGATCGAAGCGTTGAGGCTACTCCCCGCTGACACAAAGCTCGAAGTCCAGACCGGCCCCGAGCAGGTCGGCGACCCGACGAACGTGACCTACTGGCCGACCCGCAAGCAAGCGAGCATCGGATGAACGCCCTCGCCTGGCTGCTGCTCGCCGCGCTGGCCATCGTGCCCGTAGCCGGCCTGTTCATCACCCGACCCCGACCGACCCGCTGCGCCTGCGGGCAGTTCAACCTTCCCCGCGCCGAACAGTGTTTCGACTGCACCACCGCGATAGACTGATAGAACCATTCAAACAAAGTAGATAGGTTGCCAGACCATGCCGAAGACCCCGACCAACTACCTGCGCGTCGCTAAAGACAATCTCACGTCCCCGCCCTATGGCACCACTCATGAGCAAATGGCCGGGCGCATGGCGGGGGCGCAAGCCGCGGCCCTGATTGAACTCGCCGAGCAGCAGCAGACCGCGAACCTGATCGCCTACATGCAGGCGGCGTATCGTGGCGGGCTTGCGTATCGCCCAAGCCCCGAAGTCCTGAAGTCCGTACAGGCGGACGTTGAAGAACGGCTCGGGCTGGCATGAGCGCCGGCCCGGTCGAGATCCCGGTACTCGCCGGGCAACTGTCCATCGACGAAGTGCTAGGGGAAGGCGAGACCGATGCCGTGCATGAAGCGACCGTTCAACACCGAGACTGACGCCCTCGCGAACCAGGCCCGCATGAACCGCCGCCGCGGGACCGGGCCGACGTCACAGGTCGCCTACCCCTGCCCCGACTGCATGGAAGACGGGCCGGTCACCTGGCACCTACGCACCGAACGCCCCATCGAAGGCAAGATACTGAAGCTGCGGGGGCCGAAGCGCCGCCGACCATCAGCCCGGCCGTGGGAAGACGAAGACCTCGAAGGGAAATGGGCAGCATGAAACGAATCGTCGAAGTCCTCAAGGCTCACCCCGAATGGACATGGAGCCAGGAATACGACGTCGTCGGTTGTGAGGGCTGCGACTGGACTAAGCCGATCCGGTGGGACGACAAAGCGGCGGACATATTCCGCGAACATCAGGCAAAGATGATCGAAGCCGAAGGGTACGACCAGCTATGCCCCAACTGCGAACACCCGATACGGCTGCACTCTCACCGCTTGGGTTGCACTCGCTGCGACTGCCGCCCGGGGCCGAAGCCATGAGCGGGGATCTGCGTTACCTGCTCGACCTCGGCCTGACCATCGAAGAAATCGCCCACCGCGCCGGCCGCACCCCACTCGCCATAACCAAAGAACTCGAAAAGGAACAAGACAATGAGTAAGCCCACATTTGAAGAGACCGTCGATAAGGCGGCGCAAGCCGTATATGCCAAGACTCCAACCGCAGGCGCGGTTCAGTGGGATCTACTGCCGCGGAACGTGCAGAAAGAGATCCGCGACGTTGCCCGTACCGCTATCACCGTTGCCCTAGTAGACCTGCGCGATTCAATAGCAGGCAGCGACCGATGACAATGACGAAAAACCTGAATGAAGACGGGCGTTACGGCCCCGACCCCGTCGACTGGGGCGCCGAGTGTGTCAAAGCCTACGACGAATACGTGGCCAGGCACTATCGGCGGCAAACCTGGCGGCACCGGTTCGCGCTGGTCTTCGGCTGGTTGCGGGGCAACAAGTGACCGGCCCGACGCATGATGTGTACTACGGGGGCAGCAGGGACGGGCAGCGGTGGCCGCTCGACTCGACGGTGACGACCGAAGAAGTCATGACCGGCGCCGGGGACGTGTACCAGCATCACCCCGGCTTCGACACCGACCAGGAACGGGCCTGGCTCGCCGTCCCATCCATCCAGCCGACGGCCGCGTCTGGCGTGCATGTCGAGCCGCAGCAGGGGAAGAAGTACCTGACCCTCGCCGATCTCCGCACGCTGCTGACCGCGGCCGAACGCATGGGCCACGCACCCGACGCGGTCCTGCACGCCCGGGTCGCCTGGCGGGGGCAGGTTCTAACACTCGGAATAAAAGCCACCGAACAGGGCACTAAATGACCGCCAGATACCGCTACCATCGCGGCCTGCAAGTCGCTGCCGACGTCTACCAGGACGACACCGGCCGAACGATCACCCTCGAAGGCGTCAGCCACGTCGCCGACGCCGACTTCTGGCTCGCACTATCCAGCCGGCTAGCGTTCGCCGAAGGTAACAACGGCGCCGAGATCCACTTCGAAGGCGTCGGGAAAGACGTCGAGAACCCGCCAAAGCTAGGACTCGACTACGCCGCGTTTGCTGAATCGCTCGGGCTGGTCGCCCAAAAACCCGGCCTAACCTACCGCGATACGTGGAAGCGCACCGATATAGAACTGTCCGAAATCCTGGCCCACATCAGCCCCGAACGGCTCGCCAAGCACGAAAAGACCGCAGCCGAAGCCGAACACATGCTGCTGCACGCCGCCGAGTCGCGGGCCTTCCGACGCGGCCTGCACTGGGGACTGATCATCATACTCGCGATCTACTCGGGATCAAGGCTGCGGACGTCAACGTTCGGCGTGCCCGCGTCCGTGATACTGGACAGGCGGAACATGCTCGCCGCCTGCGCCGCAATGAACACCGACCGGGACGTCGTCGCCGTATGGGGCGCTAACCATCTGCCGGGCATCGGGAAGCTGCTGCGCCGAGCTGGGTTCAGGAGGGTCTCCCGGCACTGGTCGACGGCGATCACACCCCCGGCTAAGAGGGGTGCCCGGAGCCTGTAGGATAAACGTCGCTGGGGATAGCTCAAGAAAAGGGGTCGACCATAAGGTCGGCCCCTTCTTTTGTGCCTTACTGGCGGGTAGGTAGTTTGAACCGCATAAACTAAGTACACGGCCCGGCGTGTCTAAGTAGCCATGTAGGTAGTGCTGGTACGTTTGACCCGTAGCAACATTCTTCGCCCTGTTGGGGGGCCACGCCCGTTGGAAGGTCTCGAATAAAATGATCACAAGATGCTGCCCCGCCTGCGCCCGTAGGCACGCTCAACTCATTAGCGCTAACTGCCCCGTCTGCCAGGGATACGGCACCGTCACCCTCGGCGCCGCCGCCCTGTCCATGCACGAACCCGCCACCGTCTCGACCGCCGTCGAAATCGCGATCGAAGCCGGCTCCCGCACCATCGACACGAAACTCACCCTCTCCGATGACCGCATCGACCCGCTGCGGTTGGTCATGGAAACCCTCGCCGACGCCGGCATCATCAACATGCCCACCAGTGGCAGGTCGAAGGCACTCGCGCCCCGCCGCCGCCTGCACCTGGTCCCCGACAACGCCGTCTCGCCACTGGACCTCGCCGCCGAATACGTCCCCACCGCCACCGAACGCGACCACACCCTAACCGCCGCCCCCGCCTACACCTACCAAGAGCACGAACGCCCCAACGCTAGGGGCCTGCCCGTCCTCTCAGCGAACGGCTACCCGTCCCACACCGCCCGCATCACCGACCCCATGACCCCCGGGAACGACACAGCCGAAACACACCGGCAGCGCCGCAACCAGCACCGCAACGCCGTCGTCCTCGTCGAAGCCGCCCCCAAAGTCGTGTCCATCAAAGCCCGCCAGGAAGCGAAGAAGGATGTCGTCAGGAAAATCGCCGCATGAGAACCCCCGACGACCTCCGCAAATCCATCGACAAACGCACCCAGCCCGGCGCTAACGGTTGCCTGATCTGGACCGGGGCGCTCGACTCGGACGGCTACCCCAAGATCAACGTCGGCCGGGAAGTGATCAACGGGCCAGACAAGCGCCGCCAGGTTCACCGCGTTAACTGGGAACTGATCAACGGCCCCGTCCCAGCCGGGTACGAACTCGCCCGGCACGGCTGCACGAACCGGCGCTGCATCGAACCCCTGCACCTGACACTCAACGAGTACAAAGGCAAAGCCGGGCGAATCGCGCAGGATCAGAACATCGACCCGACCGTCTACCGCTGCGGCCATGACCGCACCCCCGAGAACACCTACCTCAGCGGCGACTATCCCTACTGCAAGACCTGCAGCAAGGCCCGATCCCGCGAACGATGCCGCCGCTGGCGCGCCCGCCACCCGGACAAGACCCGCGAATACAACGAAACCCGACGCACCGCCCACAAGACAGGAATCGCCGCATGACCACCACCACGAAGCACCGCAAGCCAGCCGCTATCGCCGCCGCCCTCGCCGCGACAGCCGCCCTCCTAACCGGCTGCGCCCCCGCCGCCGACCGGGCATCAGAGAACCTCTCCACAGCCGCCGACAACTTCGAAATCAACCGCCGCATCGTGTTCTTCAACGGCATCACCGACAAATACCTGCTGACCATCGAAGGCCGCTGCGCGATCAAGCCCGACGGCGGGAAGCTCGACGTGACCTGCCGCATCGGGGCCGACCAGTACAAAAAGCATTTCTTGGGCCTGAGCGATAACGTGTCCTACTTCGTCGAGCAGTTAGACGCCGCCGACGTCAGCGTCTACCACTACCGGGTCATCTTCAAGCCCGAGAACATCGTGCCCGAACTCAACATCGACGCAGGGAAGCAGTAATGACCGCGCCCACGTATGAAGAACTGCTCGCCGAGAACGAACGCCTGACCACCCTGAACCGCGGCCTCGCGAACCAGGTCGTCAACATGTCCGACACCCTGCAAGCATCAGCCCGACAGATCACCGCCGACGCCTGGGGCAAGGGCCACGAAGACGGGTTCTGGAACGGGCGCATGTCGTCACACGCGACCGCACTCGAAGCCGAACTGATCGGCAAGGAACACGCCGAAGCGAACAACCCGTACCGTCAGCCCGTCGAGACCTTCGGGGCCGACGCGTGAGTACGGCGCGCGTGTTTTGGGGAGTGTTCCTGATCCTGCTATGCGTCATAGGCGCGCTCGATTACTTCGTGCGGGGCGTGGACAACGCGCTCATACTGCTAGCCCTCACGGCCAGCGGGTCACTCGGGATCGGCCTGTTGTATGGGCGCGTAGACTAGCCACGCATGATGTTTCCGCAGATGCAGAACGACCCCGAACCGCATGGCTCGGGGTCGTTCCTCGTGTAGCTGGATCTTGGGGGACTTTGCTACGAACCCTCAGTCTATACGGTCGCCAGTGCCCGGCGAGTAATGACGGGGACCGGGGCGGTCACGTTTCCCCGGCCGGGCCGGTTCTTATTCCACGCGTCAATTGTCGACCGGAACCATAGCGGGGACTGGCCGGCGTACCGGTCAGGCTCGGGCAGGTCGCCGGGGCGCACGTGGTTGGGGTCGCCGGTCCTGGCCGCGAGTTTGCGGTGGTGCACGGCGCGGGCGTTGTAGGCGCGGATCGACTCAAGACCTACACCGATGTATTCGGCGAGTTCTTCGTAGTCGAGCAGGTCGCCGGGTTGTGGCGTGTTATTTGTTGTAGCCATGCGAACATTCTACCTTATCTGTTGGGCGCAGTAAGTCTTACGAACGGTACAGCATTTGCACCCGTACGGGGATGGGTGTTAGGGGCGTGTCCGCCGAAACATCGTTATATCTACTGTTTCATAGTCTCGCCGGTCAAACAAAGTGACAAAAAGTAGCCTTAGCGATGCCAGAAATGTTTGTTAGTCCCGTCACAACCGCGTAACCCCCGAACCAAACCAACCCCAAACCGGGAACCCCTCAAACATTCCACCGCTCAGAACGTCCCCAACGCCTTCCCACACCACCCCCACCAGTTCCGGCATGCTCAAGCCCAGACACACCCGAACTAGGAAGGGGACCGCCCACCATGCCCCGCAACGACCACTCCGGTAAATCCGGCCCGCCCACGAACAAGAAAGTCGTCACGCCCGGCAGCATGGCCCGCGACGACCGGCTCGAAGAAGCCCTACGCCTGCGCCGCTACGGCTTCGACTACCAACAAATCGCCGACACCCCCTGGGCTGACGGCCCCAAAGGCACGCTCTACGGCGGCGACCGGCACAACGCCCGCCGCGCGATCGTCAACGCCCGGAACGACACCATCAGGGAAGCCGCCGACGAAGTCCGGCAGTACGAAGTCGACCGGCTCGACATGATGCTCGTCGGACTGGCCGATAAAGGGTTGTTCGAAGGCGAACCCGAGATCGTCCGCGCCGGCCTGTCCATCATCGCGACCCGGGCGAAGCTGCTCGGCCTGAACGCCCCGACCGAGATCAACCAGCGCGGCGGCGGCAGCGTGCAACTGATCGTCGACCCGACCGCGATCGGCAAATCGGGGATGGACGTCGCGACGTTGGAGATCTCCGAGACCAACGAATAATGTTCGACGAAGACAGGCCCATCACGAAAGTCGTCTACGACTACGAGCCGCACCCGAAGCAGGCGCAGGCCCACGCGATCCACGTTGACGAACTGATGTACGGCGGCAGCGCAGGCGGCGGCAAAAGCCGTTTCGGCCGTGCTGAAGCGGTCCTCGCGTGTATGCAGGTCCCCGGCCTGGCCGCGATCATCTTCCGCCGCACCTTCCCCGACCTGAACCGTTCCGTCGTGGGGCCTTTGCTCGAAGAGATCCCGCAGGAACTCGGCTACTACCACCGCTCGGATCATAAGTGGTACTTCACGAACGGGTCCACGCTCGAACTCGGACACCTGCAGTCAGCGAAGGATCTCGACAAGTACCAGGGCGCCGAACTGCAACTCATTGTCTTCGAAGAAGCCACCCATTTCACCGAGCATCAGTTCCGCTATCTGAAGTCCCGACTCAGGGCCGCAGGCAAGGTCAAGGCCCGGATGGAAGAACTCGGGATCAGGCCCCGCATGATCCTGACCGCCAACCCGGGCGGCGTCGGGCATCACTGGGTCAAGAACCGCTTCGTTGACCCGGCCCCGCCGCTGACCGTGTTCCGGGCTAAGCCGTCGAAGAAGCAGCCGAACCCGCCAACCCGGTGCTATGTCCCGGCCCGCGTGTCCGATAACCCGTCGGTCGATGACGGGTACGTCGATAACCTGCACTCGCTACCGGAGAACCTGCGGAAAGCGTTGCTCGATGGGAACTGGGACGTCCTCGACGGCGTGCGCTTCCCGTCGTTCAGCCGCGACGTGCATGTCATCGAGCCGGGGATGCTGCCGATCCCGCACTTCGGCTATCAGCGGGCGGTCGGCATCGACTACGGATCTTCGGCGCCGTTCGTGGCGTTGTGGGGGGCGAAGCTCTCCGATGACCTGGTCGTGATCTACCGCGAAGTCGACGGCAAGGGCCTGACCCCCCGGCAACAGGCCGAACTCATTAGGGACAGTGAAGCGCCCGACGAGCGCATGCCCGGCCGGCCCCTGCCGCTGGTGCTTGACCCGTCGATGTGGGCGCGGTCCATCAACAACCCGCTAGCCGTCGCGTCCGGGGACACCCCGCCGCCCGGATCAATCGCGTCCTACTACCACGAAGTGTTCGGCTCGGCCGTGTCCAAGGCCCGGAACGACCGGATCGGCGGCTGGGCGCTCGTCGAAGAACAGCTACGTGTGCGCGACGACGGCCTGCCCCGGCTGCTGATCCACTCGACATGCGTGAACCTGATCAAGACCCTGCCGGCCGTCCCACGCGACAGGAAGAACCCCGACGACGTCGACACGACCAGCGATGACCACTGGGCTGACGCTGCCCGGTATCTCCTAATGGAGCTAATCGGTAAGGCCCCGGTGCATTCGTTCGACGCGCAGCAATGGGCGAAGGGCCGGAACGTGTCGACCGTGACCGGGGATCTCGGGAAGGCCCGACTCTAGGCCCCTCCCACACGGCCCGGCCCGTTCCGGGGATGGTGGGGGCATGGTTGTTAAAGCAGAGCCGGAAATCGGCACACCGGGCGGCATCGCGATCAATGCCGAATCGAAGTCGGCGTCGTCGTTCGTGATTGAGCCGCTGGACCCGAACCCCGATCTGCACTTCCCCGCGTCGATCGCGGTCTACGACGAAATGCGCAGCACTGACGGGCAGGTCGGGTCACTGTTGTCCGCGATTAACCTGCCGATCCTGGCCGCGCGCTGGCAACTGACGGGCGCGAACGTCCGCCCTGAGATCATGAAATTCGTGCAAACCGAACTCGGTTTGGAAGTCCCCGACGAAGCCCTCGAACGGCGCCGGGGCCAGGGTATTGTCTGGCTTGATCACCTGGAATCGGCTTTGCTGGCGTTGCCGTTCGGGTTCATGCCCTTCGAGCAGGTCTATGAGGCAGGCCCGCCCACCAGTGAGCAGGAAGGCATCGGCGAGAACATGCTGCTGCACCTGCGGAAGCTCGCCCCGCGCCTGCCCCGCACGATCTCCACGATCCATGTCGGCCGCGACGGCGGTCTCGCCGGCATCAGTCAGCCCCCGCTTGATCCGAAGGCGAAGGATGAAATCTTCATCCCGGTCGAACGCCTGGTCTACTACTGCCACAAAAGGGAAGGCGCCGACTGGTCGGGCCGGTCCATCCTGCGGACGGTCTATAAGAACTGGATGATCGGGGACAAGCTGCTGCGGTTGTCCGCGCAGATCGTCGAGCGTAACGGGATGGGCATCCCCGTCGTGAAGTACGACCCCGCGCAGGTCCCCAAGACGCAGGCCGATCAGATCGTGCAGGACCTCCGCGCCGGAGCGACGGCGGGCGTGTCACTGCCCCCGGGAACGACGCTGGAACTGCTCGGCGTGACCGGGTCCACGGTCGACCCGTTGCCGCACATGAAGTACCACGACGAGAAGATCGCCGAGAGCGCCCTCGCGATGTTCAAAACGTTGGGCCATGACAGCGGCGCCCGGTCGCTGGGGGACACGTTCGTCGATATCTTCACGCAGGCCGTGCAGTCCATCGCGAACTACTTCGCCAGGGTCGCGACCGAACACATTATCAGGGATCTCGTCGAACTGAACTTCGGCCCCGAAGAACCCTACCCGACCCTGACGGCCGGCGACCTGTCGGCGAACCGGGCGATCACCACGACCGCGCTGAAGGAACTCGTCGACGCGAAGATCATCGTGCCCGACGAACCCCTCGAAGCGTTCATGCGCTCCGCGAACGGCCTGCCCGCCGCCGACCCCGACACCGCCAGGGCCGAAGCCGCTGCTGCTGCCGGGACTGATCCGGCCGATGACCTGCTGAAGCGGGCGAACTTCGCCGGCACCATGATCAGGTCGGGCTTCGACCCTGCGGCGTCGATGGAAGGCGCCGGCCTGCCCGAGATCAAGCACCTTGGGCTGTTGCCGGTCACGCTGCAGCCCCCGGCCGCTGGCACGGACCTCGATAACGCCGTCGACCCCGCGGCGGCGACAGCAGGCCCGCAGTCGTCCCCTGCGCAGTTGGCCGAAGGCGCGCATCCGAAGTTGTCCCGGCTCGAAGCGATCATGACCGAACTCGCCGAGTACCGGGCCGGGAACCATGTGCGCTAAGTGCGACACGCTCGAACATGACCTGACCGTCGAAGTGATGCTCGCCGCGGCCGAACGTGAACTGATCCTCGCGCAAACCGAGACGGGCGAGTCGGTCCCGCAGGCTGTCCGGCCGTTGTCGGCGGCTGAGAAGCGGGCGAAAATGCGGTTCGGCGAGATCCACGAACTCGAAGAATCAGCGGCCGAAGAAGCAGCTAAGTTACTGGCCAGTAACGCGCAGGTTTACATAATGGCCATTATCGGCGCAATTTTCGGCTCCGAAGACTCCGTAGCGCCGGCTCAGGTCGTCGACGCGGTCGAGACCATCAACAGGGCGCAGCCGGCCGACGTCATCGCCGAGACCGAACGTTCGCAACATGCCATGTCTCATATTCTAGGGCAGGTCTATGCCGGGGCCGCGCAAATCGTGATCGGCGAAGCGTTGCGTCAGGGCGTGAAGAAAACCCCGAAACCGTTCAAGCCCGACCCGGAACGGTTCGGCCCGGTCGCGAAGGCCGTCGCGCTGCATCCCTGGACCCGGCTGACGTCCAAGCTGCAGGCGGACATGCTCGAACCCCGCACCCTCGCCCAGCCGTCCATCGCGAAGACCGATGTGCAGGCGGATCTCGAAGCGATCCCGCTCGACGGCGCGGTCGACCTCGCCCGCCAGTCGATCCACACCGCGCACGGCGCCGGCCGGGTCGAAGCGGCCGAGACCATGGCCCCCGAAGAAATCTACGCCTCCGAACTGCTCGACGGTGAGACGTGCGACGCCTGCGCCCGGGTCGACGGCAAAGACTACGACACCATGACCGAAGCGAAAACCGAATACGAGACGGGCGGCTACGGGGCCTGCAAGGGCGGCGCCCGCTGCCGCGGCACGCTGGTCTTCCAGTACAGCGGGTTCGGCGTCGACGCGCCCGCAGCGGCCCCCGCACCGGCACCGCATCCCGCGGCCGAGCAGAAGCCCGCGCCGAAGCCTGTCGACCCGACCGCGACGCCCTGGGGCCGCAAGGTCGTAGACGCGAAGAAGCAACTGCCCGACGACCCGAAGAAGCTCGGCTACCGCACCGAAACCCCTGACACGAAGAAGCTGATCGCCGAAGAACGCGCCCGCGTCATCGCCGAAGCCGGCGCCGACCTGCCCGAACTGAAGCGCCGAGCCGCCGAGATTAAGGCGAAAATGGCCGAACTCGACGAGATCAACGAACGACTGTTCTACCCGCCGGCCAAATGGCCCGCCGACCTGCTGCCCCTGGCCCGCAAACTCGGGATCTCGCGTAAGTCCCCGAAGAACGCCGTCGACTTCGTGCGGGACGCCCGGCGCGAACTGTGGGAAATGGATCTCGACGCGAGTAGCGCGGTCGCACGGCTCGAACGCAACCTGAACGACGTCGAAGAATACGTCAAGAAGTACAAGCTGCGCGAAGGTACGCGCAAGGTCGACGACCTGCTGCCCGACGGCAACCTCGGCGCAGACACCGAGAAGGCCCTGACCGCCGTGCTCGACGCCGGTGAAGCCCTCGACAACGAACTGCAGGCCCGCATCGCCCGCAAACTGGCCGGCGAAGGGTTTAGCACAAAAGAACTTGACGCGCTGACCGACCGCATGAACGCCGCCTATAAGGAGTTCGCCACGGCCGGCCCCGACACGGTGGAAGCGGCGCACGCGGCCTGGATGAAGATCGCCAGAGAACATACGGCGATGAAGAACCGGCCCGCCGTGATCCGGTCGGAAGAAGCGAAGGCGCTGATCGCCGAAGTGCGGGCCGTCGGCGGCGGCGCCCGCCCGGCATACCTGCGCGGCGAAGGCTTCGCCGACAGTGCGGCGCAGGCGATGGAAACCTCGCACAAGTATTACCCCGACGAGTGGAATGACCACCTGACGAAGTTCACGCCGGAAGTGAAGCTCGGCATCAACGAACGCGGCTATAACTCCGCGGGCCGTGAAATCATGCTTTCGCCTGACCGCGGCAAGGCGAACCTGTCGGGCGAGTTCGGGGCGGTCTCGGTTCATGAGATGGGGCACACGATGGAACTCGCCGTGCCAGGCCTGTCCAATCTCGAATGGGCGTTCCATTACTACCGTTCAGACAAGATCAAGCGGGTCGACGGTTCGGTCGAACTGAAGGCGCCCTATGACCTGTACGGCGGCAGTACCGGGCACCAGGAACTCGCCCACGCCGATAAGTGGTCGAACGACTACACCGGCAAAAGCTACCGCAGCGGCAACGAACCCGGCGCCCTGTCTCAGTGGGAAATCTTTCAGACCGGCATCGAAAGTTTGTTTGAAGGGTCGGTATATTTCGAGCGGCGCGGTAGCCTTGGGGAAGACGCCGAGTTCCGGCGATTTATCTTGGGAGTGCTAAGTGTCCTCTAAGCCCTGGCTCGCGATGCTGTCAGACGGGCGACTGATCCGATGGTCGGAAGATCCGCCCTACGTCGACGGCGACGACATGCTCGCGCCGGTCATCCTCGAACGCCTGAAGGGCGAAGGCTCGATCGCACTGACCCCCGTCGGCCCGGTCGTCGATCTCGATCCTGCCGACCCGCTGGCGGTCATGGCCGTGCTGCGCGAGATCGACCCGAAGGTGATGCTAAGCCCCGCCGCGCCGAAGGCTGCGCCCGTACCGCCTGGCGCCGTGTCCTAACATCGTGATATGTTTGACCCGTTCAAACAAACCATCGATGAAAGGTCGCCAGCCATGTCGAACGAAAAGCCCTACACTGACGAAGAATTTCAGGCCATGATGACCGCGGCCGAAGCGATCCACACCGCGACATGCGACCCCAAAGGGCTGCATGAGTGGAAGCACTGCATCGCCGGCCGGTCACTGGTGAACATGGCAACCATCGAAGCGATCCGCCACCTGCGCCAGTTCCCCCGGGACGCAGCGAAGGCACGACTGATCCTTCACGACTACTGCTGCATGAGCGGCTGCACTGGCGACGGCGCTGCCGACCACGCGAAGCGCCAGTCAAAGACCGTCGCGGCGCTACGTAAGCATCTGGCGGCCTAGAACCACCCCGAAGCGCCCGGCACTGGCCGGGCGCTTTTTCGTGCCCAGAAACAGCCTTCCCACACGCCCGGGCCGGGCCGTTGCACCCTGCCCTTATGACTATTGAGACGACGACCATCAAGGGCGTGCAGCTTGTCCGGGCTGGGACGTGGGGCGGGATGACCGGGCAGTCGACGATCACCCCGGCGCACCTGGCCGACGCCGTCGCCGCGTACGGTGACCCAGAGATCGACCATGCCGTGATCAAGATCGGGCACGACGGGGACTTGAACCTCGCGACCGGGCACCCCGCGGCGGGCTGGGTTGAGAACCTGAAGCTTTCCGATGACAAGCAGACCTTGATCGGGGATCTCGTTGACATGCCGGCGAAGCTCGCGGCGATCATGCGGAAGGCGTACCGCCGCCGCTCGGTTGAAATGTCCCTGGGCGTGACGACCCCGTCGGGGAAGAAGTACGCCGCCGCGCTGACCGGGTTGGCTTTGCTTGGGGCGAAGGCCCCGGCCGTGAAGGGCCTCGCCGACGTGTTGGAGTTCTATGCGTCCGAGAACCCGGGCACCGATGACGAGTCGACCCGGGACCAGGTCGTCGCGTTCGCCGTCGAAGGTGAGCCGGACACGGCGCCCGTCCCACACGCGCCCGACGGCGCGGGTAACGGTGGGGATGGAAGTAATACACCTGACGAAAGGGGCGCCGACGTGGCACTCTCTGAAGCACTGAAGAAGAAGCTCGGCCTGCCCGACGACGCAACTGACGAGCAGGTCGAAGCCGCGCTCGAAGCCGCTGAACTCGCCGCACCAGCCGCCGAGCCTGAAACCCCCGCCGCACCCGCCGAGCAGGCACCCGCAGCCCCGGCCGCACCCGTCGACGGTAAGACTGAACTCGCCGAAGGCGACGTCGTCAAGGTCTCGAAGGTCGTCTTCGCTGACATGCAGGCGCAGCTTGCCACGCTCACCACCGAGCGCGCAGCCGACCGCAAGAACAAGGCCCTCGACAACGCCATTGCTACCGGCCGCATCAGCCCGGCCGAGCGCGTACAGTTCGCCGCCGTCCTCGACGCCAACGAAGAAGCCGGCATCACCCTGCTCTCGTCCCTGGCCCCCCGGATCGCGACCATCGAACTCGGCGCCGACCACGCCCCGCAGGCCGACGCGGACGCCGACAAAGAACTTCTTCGCCTGGCCGAAGAAGCCGGAATCTGAACCGGCTCGCCGGTCTAATCGAAAGGTAACAAAATGGCTATGTTTGGCAATGCTGACCAGGCTTTTCAGGTCTTCAGTGACCCGGCAGCGACGACCTGCAAGGCGTCCGGTGCTATCACCGGTAAGCGCTTCGTGAAGCTCGTCGCGGGCGGCACCTTCCAGCAGCCCAAGGTCGCCCTGTGCGGCGCGGGCGAGCAGGCGTTCGGCGTCGCAGCCTACACCGTCGCCGATGGCGAGTCGGTGACCGTCGTTCACGACAACACCTACACCGTCACCGCGGGCACGAACCTGACCGCCCCGCTTGAGATCCAGTCCGACGCCACCGGCAAGGCAATCGCCCTCGCCGCTGGCAAGCGTCTCGGGTCGATCTACTCCGATGCCGTCGCCGCTGGTGACGCAGCCGTTCGCCTGACCGGCCTCTAAGAGACTTAGGAAAATCTCATGACTCTGACCTACCCCGCAGGCGCCCCGACCACGCTCGGCACCCGCCTGACCGTTGACCGGCTGCTGAAGTCCCCGACCGTGCTGCAGAAGCGCATCGTGCCGGACAATACCCCGTTCCTGTCCGAGCTTCTGTTCCGGCCCGGCAGCACCGACTCGGGCACCATCATCTACGCCGAGTCCGAAACTGAGGACCGCTACCCTAGCCGTGGCGACATTCAGGAAATCGCGCCGGGCGCCGCTTACCCGATGGTCGATTCCGAAGAAGGCGCGGACAAGGTTGCACTGTCGACCAAGTTCGGTGCCGGGTTCGTCGTCACCGACGAAGCGAAGCGACGGAACAACCTGAACGTCATCGCGAAGGGCACGCAGAAGGTCCGCAACGCCCTGCTGCGTCAGGACGCCGCCCGCTGCCTGGCCGTCTTCGAAGCGAAGGTACCCACCGTACCCAGTGTGGGCGCCTGGACGACCACGAAGATCTGGAAGACCGACCTGCTGCAGGCAAAGGCCACCATCGCCGGCCTGCGCCTGGGTTACGCCCCGGATACCGTGCTGATCAGCCCGGCGACCGAGACGAAGCTGCTGCTGCTCGATGACCTGCAGAACTGGTCCCCGCGCGAGAACAAGGCCCTGAACCCGCTCTACGCCCCCAGCATTGCCGGGCTGCTCGGGTTCAACTGGGTCGTCAACGAGTTCGTCGATGACGATCAGGCGATCCTGCTGCAGACCAACGTGACCGGCGCGAACATCATCGAGCAGGACTACAGCGTCCGCGTCGCCCGCGAGGAAACCCGCGGCCGCGACGTCGTGATCGCCGACAAGTGGTCCGTGCCGATCATCGACGAGCCCGGCTCTGCGCTGGTCATCACCGGAATCGCGTCCTAGTGGCCGGGCCGCGGAAGCCCGCCGAGACGGGAACCGAAGTGAAGACCAGCAGCGTCGAGACTGACGTCACCGCCGCGACGGGCGACGCGGTCGAAGCCGCCGAGACGGTCCCTGCGGGCGATCCCCGCGAGTCCGCGCTGCAGGCGCTTCTTTACGGGAAGGCCGACCCGGTCATCACCCCCGAGACCATCGTCGAAGTCGATACGTCCAACGTGATCGACTTCGGCGGGAAGTCGAAGGCCGTTGTTGAGTCGTCCCGGTACAACCAGTTCGTCGACGGCGTGTTCAAGCAGGCCCGCAAGGGCCAGGTCATCGCCACCGACGCGGACAACCTGAAACGCGGAATCCGCCTCAAGGCGCTCCGCAAGCTGGAAGGCTAAACCCCTATGGCAGTCGAACAGACTGCCGGTACCGCGTGGGGCGTCACCGTCGAAGAAGTTTCGGCGCTGGCGCCCCACGTCACTATCGGCGAAACCCCGGACACCCCGGTCGATGACACGTTCCATATCCCGGCTGACCGGAAGATCACGGTCAACGAAGTCGAAGGGTTCATCAGGGACGTCGCCGGGCGCGTGTCCCTGCGCCTCGCCGACCTCGACAGGCTCACCGACGACGCCCGGGTTGGCGTGGTCGCGCAGGCGGCGCACGACGCGGTCCTGAACGGTGCCGGGTCATACCTGGTCGCCGCGGCGTTCCCGGCCGGGCAGATCAACAACGACGGCGGCTACGCCGCTGTGCTGTGGGCTAGGTATGAGTCGGCGCTCGAAGGCGCGGTCACGACCCTGACGGGCTGGGTCGACGCGATCGTCCCCGAACCAGCCGGGACCGTGTCGGGGTTCTTCCCGGCCCCGATGTTCCCCGACGGCGTCAGGTACTAGCACCGTGTCTGTCCTGTCGTTTGATTCGGCCGGGTTCGACCCGTTCTCCCTGATGCTGGAACGGTGGCAGGACAATCTCGGCGACGCGACCCCCGCGTTCGAAGCTATGGCCGAATATCAGACGACGGTCGTGAACAAGCGCCAGTTCGATCAGCAGGGCACGGCCGAGACCGGGGGCAAATGGTCGCCCCTGTCGCCCCTGTATGGCCGGTGGAAGGCCCGGGTCCGTCCGGGCCGGCCGCTCATGGTCTTCGACGGGGACTTGCGCGCGTCGTTGACGGTCCCCGGTAAGGGCATCTACTACATAACCCCGACGTCGATGACGGTCGGCACCGCCGCCCCGTACGCGATCTACCATCAGAAAGGCACGCCCATGATGCCCGCCCGCCCCCTGCTCGGCGCCCCGCGGAAGGCCGATACCCGGCACTTCGCGAAGATCCTGCAGCGCTGGATCATCGAGTCAAGGGTTGACGCCTGATGCTCGGCCCCGAAGGCGTGACCCGCGGCGTGACCCGCCAGGCAAAACTAACCCTCCCAGCCAGGCTCGCCGAGTTCCGCGAACGGTACGAGACGAGTGTCGCGGATCTGCCCGACTTCCACACCGTCTATTCCGACGGCGTGAACGCCCTGTCGATAGAGAAGTTCCCCGCCCTCGTCGTCGTCATCCCGTCCACGACCGGGAAAATCGACAACCGCACCACCGATATCGACGCCGGCTTCGAAGAATATTCCTACCGCTACACGGTGCGCCTGTTCGCCTACGTCATGGGAGATTCGGAAGGGGCGACGTCGCTCGCGATCAAGCGCTACACCCTGGCCGTCCGCGAAGCGTTCCTGAACGCGAAGATCCTGCCCGTCGACGACGACAACTCCGCGCAGGTCGACCCGATGACCGTCGTCGAATCCTACTCAGAACTCGCCCCGAAGGACACGAAGTATCTCGCCGCCTCCTACGTGCAGTTCGAAGTCGTCACCGCCGAACGGCTGCACTTCGAACAGCGCTTCGGGGATACCCCGGCCGTCATCGAAGTCGGCGCCGGACTGGAACAACACCCCCACTTCGCCGAGTGACCGGGCGGACACGCGCCCCGTCCCACACGCCCCGAACGCCCCGGGCAATGGTGGTCTCATGAGCGGCAGCATACGACTACACAACCCGGGCCAGTTCGAGCAGGTCATCGACGACGCCGGTCACGTCCTGGCGGGCGGCGAAAGCCGTGTCGTGGACGAGACCGACGCTTACACGAACCTTCTGATCGAGCGCGGCGTCATCCTGTCCGCGCCGTCTGAACCGAGCCTGATCGCCAGGCGCAAGCAAAAACCCCCCACGCCGGCTGACGGCACGAAGGAAGGTAACTGACCATGACGTCAATCGGCGTACAAGTAACCACGAAGCTTAGCTCGGGGCCGTCGAATGTCGGCACACAGTCGGGGCGTCTGCATGTCGCCGGGCTGACCGCGTTCGGCCCGGCTGATAAGTCCGTGACTGTTGACAGTATCGCGAAGTTCATCGCCGTGTTCGGCGACCGCACCGCGTACAGCAGCAACCTGTTCGACACGGCCCGGCTCTACTTCGAAGAAGGCGGCAACGAACTCGTCGTCTCGCGTGTGACCGGCCCGGCCGCGACGAAGGGCGCCCTCACTCTGAAGGACACGGCCGACGTCAACACGGTCAAGGTCGAAGCGAAAGACCCCGGCGCGCACGCCTCCGATTACACGGTGCAGGTCACAAACAACGGTGCGACGTTCGACGTCGTGCTGCGCCGCTCCGGCGTGACCCTGACCACCTATGCGGGCCTGACGTCCCCTGCTGACTTCGTGCAGAAGGCCGCGACGAACCCCTACGTCAACGTCACATCCCTCGGCTCGGTTACGGCCGCGCCGGGCGATTCGCCGAAGACCCTCGCCGCGACCGCGATCACCGCGGGCACCGACGACCGTGCAGCCGTCACGGCCGAGCATGTTATCGCCGCGCTCGACGCCGGCACCGGGGCAGAAGGCGGCGCCGTCGCGGCGCCGGGCTACACCGTCACGCAGATCGGCTCGCTGCTCGCCGACCACGCCGCCCGCACCGGCAAGATCGCCCTGCTCGCACTGCCGTCCACGTCGACCCCGGAAGAAGCCGTCGCGGCTGCGGCGACCCTGGCCGCTGACCCGAACGGCGCCTACGCCGGGATCTTCTACCCGCACCTGGTCATCCCCGACGGCGGCGCGACCCGCACCATCAGCCCTGAAGGCTACGTCGCCGCTGTCCGGGCACGCGCCCATAGGGATACGGGCTTCTGGCAGGTACCGGCCGGTGACCGTGCCCGCACCCGCTGGGTTCTCGGCGCGACCGTGCAGATCGACACCCCCCTGAACGACACCCTCGCCGACGCACTGGTGAACGGCATCGTCACGACCGGCGCATCGGTCCGGCTCTACGGCTGGCAGTCACTTTCGACTGACCGGGAAAACCTGGGCATGCTGACCGCCCGCGACGCGCTGAACAACCTGACGCTGTCGGTGAAGAACGCCCTCGAACCGTTCGTGTTCGCCACGAACGACGGCAAGGGCATGCTCCGCAGCTTCGTCGAGTCCGCCGTCGTCGGCGTGCTGGACCCGATCGCGAAGCGTAACGGCTTCTACGCCCTGTTGGTCGACGACCAGGAAATCGACCCCGGTTACAAGGTCGTCGTCGACGAGTCGCTGAACCCGATCACCGCGCAGGCCGAAAACAAGGTCGTCGTCGCGATCAGCGTCCGGCTGGCACCGACCGCGCAGCTAATTCAGGTCGAAATCATCAAAGTGCCGCTCGCCGGTACGGTCTAGGAAGGCTAAGCAATGACTATTACCACGGCTGAGAAGGCCACCAAGCGGCAATACCTCGTCACCGTTGAAGGCATCCCCGGTACCTGGCGTACCTTCGGCGGCGGCGCCGGCACGGCATCGGTCACGAAGGACTACGACGGCGGCTCGGATCGGGCGGATCTGCTCGCCGGCCCGCCCGAGTGGGACGATATTGAAGTGGTCCGCACGATCGCCCCGTCACGCGATGACGTGTGGGTTGGTCAGTTGCGGAAGCTGATCGGCCGCGGCCGGTTCAACGTCACGAAGCAGTCGACCGACGCTAACTGGACTAAGGTCGGCAAGCCCACGACGTACCCGAACTGCCTGCTCGTTGGGTTGCAGGAACCCGAGACCGACGCATCAAGCTCTGATGCTGCCGAGATCACCCTGACCCTCGCCACGTCCGGCCCGGCCTGATCTTAGGCCCCCTAATCCCCCGCCGACCTGTTGGGCGCAGGTAGTCGGCGGGCTGTGAAAAGTTGTGGGACGGTTTCCCTCTCGTTCGGCCTGCTCAGTGCCAACACGGAAGCCGTCCCACAACCATGTCTAGGCCCGGGCGATGCTCAGTGGACAGGACCGGCCGACCCGCGACCGGGCACTGAGCATAAAGGGAATTGGACACATGACTACTTACGGAACACCGGCCCCCGACCTGACCGACGACGGCGACCTGACCATCCGGCCGCTGAACGGCGACGAACTCGGCTACGCCCCGGCTGCTGCATCACCGGCAGGGGGCGGCGACTCGCTGCTCGACGAACTGCTCGGCCTCGCGAAGCAGGCCGTCTCGAACCTTCAGAAGTTCCCCGTCACGCACCGCCCGGGCGGCTGGGTTCTGGAATTTGACGCCGTCGTCGCCGAACACGAAATCAAGCGCTACCGGAAGGCGTCGATGGGCGCGAAGAAGAAGCCCGAAGACGCCGACATGAGTGTTGGTAACGCGATGGTGCTGATCGAGAAGAACACCGGCATCTTCAAGCGCATCGACGGGGGCCTGAAGCAGATCAACACCCTCGACGGGTCGCCGCTGCTGCTCAACTCCGAAGAGTTCCTGAACGCCTTCGGGAAGGGCGCGAACGCGCACGTCGCCGTCCGTAAGTTCCTGGGCGACGCCGAAACGAACGCGCTCGGCCAGTCCGTCCTCAAAGAAGCCGGCTGGGGCGAAGACCTCGAACCGCTGGACCCTACCGAAGCCTGACCGAATGGCTCGCCGACTCGCCGCACTTCCAAGAGCAGGCCCGGGTCGCCGAGCGCATCGGGGTCGACCCGGTCACCGTCCTGACCGAAAGGGACTGGCGGCGCCGGTCGGTCAGGACGGCGGCGGCGATCGTCCTGTGGGCTGACGACGAAAAACGCGACAAAGCAACCAACAAAAAGTAACCAGGGAAGGGGGCGCACATCATGGCCGAAGAGACCGTCACGATAACCGCCGCACTCAAAGACCAAATGAGCGCCCCCCTTGACCAGGTGAAGAAGAAGGTCGACGGGGTCACTGACGCCGTCGTGACCGGCTCGCGGAAGCAGTCGGCCGCGGCGGATAAGTCGACGGCGCAGATCGGCGGGTCGATCGGGAAACAGAACCGGTTATTCGCCGGGATGCAGTCGACCGTGTCGCGGGCCACGACCGGCACGTCGCGGCTGTTCTCTGGCATGGCCGGGGCGATCCGCCGCAGCCTAGATGGACTGCCCGAGTACAGCAGCAAGCAGGGCGAGAAGACCGCCAGCGCCTTCGGGAACTCGATGAAGTCCGGCATGAAGCTCGCGGCGGGCGCGGTCGCGACGTACTTCGGCGCGCAAATGATCGGCGGCTTCGTCGCCGAAGCGGGTAGGGCGTCTGACGCGACCGATAAGTTCAAGGCGACGATGAACTTCGCCGGGATCGACACGAAAGGAATCGACGCCGCGACGAAGGCTTCGAAGGCCTACGCCGATCAGACCGTCTACGACCTGCCCACGATTCAGAACACCTTCGCGCAGTTGGCCTCGAACGGCGTCAAGGGCTACGAGGGTATTACGAAGGCCGCGGGTAACCTGAACGCCGTCGCGGGCGGCAACGCCGAGACCTTCAAGAGCGTTTCGCGCACCCTGACGCAGTCAGCCGGCGCGGGCAAACTCATGACTGAGGATTGGAACATGCTCGCCGACGCGATCCCCGGCGCGTCCGGGCCGCTGCAGAAGGCCATGAAAGAAGCCGGCGCCTTCGAGGGCAACTTCAAAAAGGCGATGGAAAACGGCGAGATCAGCGCCGACGAATTTCAGTCGGCGATCATGAAGCTCGGAAATCAGCCGATCGCTGTCGAAGCCGCGAAGTCGACGAAGACCTTCGAAGGCGCGCTCGGCAACCTGAACGCGACGATCAACTCGAAACTCATGTCGGCGCTGGACAAGATCAAGCCCGCCGCGACGATAGCTATCGGCGCCCTGTCGACCGGTCTCGGGAAGGCTTTGGACTGGGCCGGCGACGCCGCGCAGGGACTCTATGACCTGATCGTAAAGGGCGACTTCAGCGGCGCGTTCTCCCGTGCGTTCAACGTCGAAGAAGACAGCCCCCTCGTTGATCTGCTGTTCGATCTCCGCGAAGCCGCCGTGAAGCTGCCCGACCTGGTCGGGAAGGTAGCGACTAAACTCTACGAACTGCGCACCCCGATCGGGATTATCGTCGGGCTGATTACCGCCGTGTTCATCCCGCACTGGGCCGCACTCGCGACCGCCGCGCTGCTCAGCGCCGGGAAGCAGAAGACCGCGTGGATCATCACGCAAACACAGGCGACGAAAGCCGCCGCGGTCCACTCGGGCGCGGTCATGGTGATGATCGGCGGCTGGATCGCACTCGGCGCTCAGGCAACATGGCACGCGCTGAAGGTCGCCGCGGCATGGCTGATCGCGATGGGACCGGTCGGCTGGATCATCGCCGGGCTGGTCGCTATCGGCGCCGCCCTTGTCTGGGCCTACAACAATGTCGATTGGTTCCGGGCCGGGGTTGACGCCGCGTTCAAGTGGATCGGCGAAGCCGTCCAGAATGTCGGCAAGTGGTTCACCGAAGCCTTCCAGAATGTCGTGAACTGGTGGAACACGACCCTGCTGCCCGCGATACAGGCCGTCGGCAAGTGGTTCACCGACGTCTTCAACGGTGTCATCGGCTGGTGGAACGGCACGCTGCTGCCCGCGATCTCCGCGGTCGGTCAATGGTTCAGCGACATGTTCACGCAGGTCGGTAATTTCCTGCGCGACTTCGTCGGGTTCTTCGTCGACGGCTGGGGTATGCTCGTCGACTTTTTCAACGGCGTCCTGATGCCCGCGATTCAGGCCGTCGGCGACTTCTTCGCCCCGATTCTGGACTGGATCAACCGGCTGATCTGGAACGCGATGACGATCGCCGTGTTCCTGTTCCAAAAACTCGTGGACTTCTGGAACGGTGTGCTGCTGCCCGCCGTCCGCGGCCTCGCCGACTGGTTCACGTCGGTCTTTACCTGGCTTTGGGAGGGTGTGCTGAAGCCGATGATCGACAACACGGTCGCGGGGTTCCAAGCCCTCGGCGATTTCCTGGCGACTATCTTCAATTGGATCTGGACGTTCGCTATCCGCCCGGTCGTCGACTTCATCGTCGGCGCGTTCCGGTCCCTCGTCGATTTTTGGAACCTGACCCTGATCCCGGCGTTCCAAGCCGTCGGGGACTTCATCGGGACCGTCATGAACTGGATCTACACGACCCTGATCAAACCGGTCATCGACTTCATCGTCGCCGCGTTCCGCTCGATCGTGGACTTCTGGAACCTGACCCTGATCCCCGGCCTGCAGGCCCTCAGCGATTTCATCGGCACGACCATGACGTGGATCTACGAAACCCTGATCAAACCCGTCATCGACCTGATCGTCGCGGCCTTCACCACCCTAACTGACTTCTGGAACAACACCCTCTCGCCGATGATCACGACCGTCGCGGGATGGTTCTCCGACACGATCGGCGGCGCGATCAACGGGGTCGGGGACTTTATCGACGACCTGAAGAAAGGCTTCGACGCGTTCATCAAGTTCTGGTCTGACACGCTGAAGCCCGTCGTCGACGCGATCGCCGACGCGTTCAACATCGTGAAGGACGCGATCAACGGCGCCCTGGACGGCATCGGGAAGTTCGCGAACAACCCGCTCGGCGGCATTCAGGACATGCTCGGCATACAGAAGGACGAGAACGGGCAGGGCATCATGCCCACGAACAGCGGCGGCGGCGTCTACCCCGGCAACGGTGTCCGGTTCGCCGGGGGCGGCGTCCTCGGCGGCTACGCCCCGGGCCGCGACTCGATCCTCGCCCGCCTGTCCCCGGGCGAGTCCGTCCTGGTACCGGAACTGACCCGGGCGATCGGGCCGCAGAACATCATGGCCGCGAACGCTGCAGCGTCCGGTGGACGCCCCGCAGGTTCCGGCCCGGCACTCACGTCAGGGCACTCGGGCGCGGCCCGCAGCGGGGCGGCAGGCGCCGGGACGCAGGTTATCAACGCCCCGGTCACGATCACCGTGAACGCCCCGAATGGGGTAGGCGCCGCTGAACTCGATCAGATCCGCGCGGCCGTCGAAGAAATCTTCGACAACGAACGACGAAGGAGCTACTAGGACATGGTTCGGGTACTGGTAAACAGGGCACACCGGTCGTCAACGATGATCGTCACCACCGAAAACGGGAAACGCTACAGCCTGCACTCGTCGCCGTCGACCTTCGAGCACGGCGAAGTCGCCCAGTTCGGCAGCATCGAGCGCGAAGGCATGAAGCCGATTACCCGGATCACGGCCCCCGGGCTGCGCACCCTGTCGTTTACGCACCGCATCGGGGTACTCGACTACCGGGCATCAGCCGAACACCTGATCACCCCGTTGACGAACCTCGCCCGGTCGGGGCAGAAGGTCCGCTTCGTCGGCGGCTCACCCGGCTACGAACAGGGCGTGTGGTGGAACATCAAGGCGATGCCCGTCAGTGTTGAGCAGCGTTCGGCCGACAACCGGATCAGCCGCGCGGTCCTGTCTTGGTCCCTCGAAGAAGCCGTCGACGTGACGACCAACATCGTCCGCCCGCTGCCCAAGCCCAAGCCGCCCGCGCCTGTGGTGAAGAAGGCCGCGGTCAGGCAGCACCGCGTCGTCAAGGGCGATACCCTGTGGGATCTCGCCGCGAAGTACCTGCGCAACCCGCTGCGGTGGAAGGAAATCTATTTCCTGAACGCGAAGATCATTCGCGATCCACATTGGATTTTTCCTGGCCAGGTCTTCAAGATCCCGGCGAAGTAGATGGGGACGACACTTGACGGTGCCCGGCTGAAGCAGATCACCGTTTCGGGTACGAACATTTCGGCGCAGCTTGCGGGCGCATGCGTCGCCGCCTCGCTGTCGATCTCGAACAGCCAGGTCACAGAAATGTCGCTCGCATTCCAAGACAGCCCCGACGCTGACCTGTTCACGTCGAAGCTGTTCGCCCGGGGCGCGTCGATCCGGTACGGCGACTGGTATTTGGTTGCGGACGGGGTCGAGTTCGGCCCCGGCGCGGCCGGCCCCGTTCTCAGGGTGACGGCGCCGTCGAAGTTCGTCACCGCGCTGCGGAAGCAGACCGGCGCGAAGTCCTGGGGCACCGTGCCCGTCTCGTCCTGGGTCAAGTCCGTCGCCGAGTCCGTCGGGATGAAAGCGCTGGTGCAGCCCGGCCTCGGGTCGAAAACGATCGCCCGGCAGGCCCCCGCCAGCGGTCAGCCGGCCGAAAACACGTGGGACGTCCTGACGCAGCAGTCCCGCGAAGCCGGCACGTGGCTGTTCGAGTACGGTGCGACGCTGGTCTTCGCGAAACCGTCCTACCTGGTCAAGGCGACCTGGCCGCGTAGGACGTGGGCGCTGACTTGGAATGACTGGTTCAGCTACTCCCCGGGCATGACGGGGATGCCGACGTATCGGGATGACCCGAGCGCGGAACTCCCCGAGACGCTGACCGTGAAGCTGGTCTCGGCGGACGCGGATCAGGCCCGGCCCGGGGACGCGTTGACGTTGAACGGGGCGAACGCCGGCCCTATGGCGGGGACGTGGATCGTGAACGCCGTCGCGTTTCCGTTGAAGGTCGCGGACGCGGTCACGCTGACCTGTCAGCGGCCGATCGACCCGGCCGTGGAACCTCCGCGCACCGACACGGCGGCGACGTCCACAACGGGCAGCAAGACGGCTACCAGCGGCGGCAGTAGCAGCAGCGGGACGGTCACGCCCGGCGCGGCGTCCGCGTTCGACCGGTTCATGGGCAAATACAACGGCGTCGCGATCGATCACGACGGGGCGTTCGGTGCGCAGTGCGTCGACCTGACCATGCGCTACGCGTCCGAAGTGTTCGGCGTGAACGTGAACGGCAACGGCAACCAGTGGTACGCGAACGGCGCCGCGTCCGGCGCGTTCTACCAGGTCGGGGCCGGCGCGACCCCGCAGAAGGGCGATATTGCCTGCTGGGGTAGTTTCTACGGCGGCGGCTATGGGCACGTCGCGATCGTCATCAGCGACGCGGGCGGTTCGATCCGCGTGCTGACGCAGAACCCCGGCGCGACGCACGTCGACAACCTCAGCAAGCAGGGCCTACAGGGCTACCTGCGCCCGAAGAAAGCGGTATAGGCGATGACTGTTTGGGCTGGACTGATCGTAAGCAGGGTGCTTAGGCTGGCGGATTCGCTGCTGCCAACCGGGACCGACTGTGACGCGTTGCTCGCGGCAGGGGACGGGCCGCGGCTGGAACTCGCCGAACCCCTCGCCTTGGCCGCGGCGGCGCAGGGCATTGAGATCCCCCGCGTCGACGAACACCTGCGGCTGTTCCTGGCCGTCCGCAACACATCGACGACCGTCGATCTGGCGGTGCGCGGCCTGGTCGTCGCGCTCGGCGACGGCAGGCTCGGCCTGACGGTCGGGCGGGGCCGTGTGGTCGAGTCGTATGGTGACGGGTTGACGGTCATCATCGACCCGGGCGCCGGCAGGTATGCCGAAGCGTTCAAGGTGCCCGGCGTGCAGCTACTCGGCGGCGCATAATGAGCGCGATCAGTCAGGCCATGCGCGCACCCCGCCCGGCGCACCCGTCCGGCAGGAACGCTATCCCGTCGATCTGGCGCGGCATCATCGTCGAAACCTACACCGACGGCACGGTCGGGGCGCTCGTCCCGTCACTGTTCGCTGATCAGGCCGTCAGGATGCCGTGCGTCGTCGCCGGACTGGTCGCCGGGGACAGGGTCATACTCGCCGCGATTGAGGGCCGCAGCGACGACCTGATCGTCATCGCCCCCGGATAAAAGGAAAAGCCCCCGGCGTTTGCCGGGGGCCGGTTGTGGCTTAGATGCCGTAGTGGTCGCGGAACTCTTGGACGCTGGCGAAGGTGTTGCTCGCCTGTAGTTTGATCGTGTCTCCTGCTTTGTCGATGGTCTTGAAGATGCTCTTGAATCGCCTGATGCCGGTTTCGTTAGTGCCGCCGTTGCTGCCGTTCGGGAGTATGCCAGCCGATGCCCTGACGACGTATTCCGTGATCGCTGGCGTCGTTGCGGTTGCCGACGTCAGCAGGCGGTTCGCTTGCATCTTGGACGACGTCGCGAAGGTGTTTTGCAGTGCCCACGCTTCTTCGGCGGTTTCGAACTTGGGTGAGCGTATTTCGATGGAGTATTCGCCTGCGGTCAGCGTGTAGATGGTCATCACATTTCCCTTTGATTGATTGAACCGTTAGAACAAACCTAAACCCTGCGGTTAGCACTGTCAAGCCTTCCCACAACCGGCACCCCCGGCGCTACACGCTGGGGGCATGGCGATTATCGAGACGCTTCGGCTGGCGCTGAAGAAATACACATCAGGCGGCGACCCGCACCCCACCCGGGCCGAGTTCAACACCATGATCGACGCGCTCGAAAACAACGTCGGCATGTTCAGCCAGGGCATCACGTCCGCCCGGCCCGCTGCCGGGAAGATCGGCCGCGAATACTGGGACACCGAAGCGAACCGCAAATACTACGACGACGGGACCGCCTGGCGGGATCTGAATCCGAACGGCGGCGGCGGCGCCGGGGCGAAAGTCACGCCCGGGATCAACGGCATCGAAGGCGTCTCGGCCCGCTCCGCGCGCGCTGACCATACGCACCGCATCGACCTTGTGACCGGTTCCGCTCACGGTGCCATGTCCGCCGCGGATAAGGCGAAGCTCGACACCGCCACATCAGCCGCGACCGGCAACGCCCTGGTGCAGCGCGACGCGAACGCTAGGGTCAGCGTCAACACCCCCACGTCCGCGACGCACGCCACCACGAAGGCCTATGTCGACGGGCTGATCACCGAAGCCGCGAACTACGTCGACGCGCAGGTCGGCCCCGGCCTGACCGTGACCCGCCACGAACCCCTAGACTTTGCCGGCTACGACACCCGCGGCGATATTTGGTCGGTTGACCTGGTCAATAAGACCGTCGTGATCGGGAACGTGTCGATCACTAGGACGGCGTCGCCGAACATCACGATCGCCGGGGGCGACGTCGCTCACACGATCTTGGGGCAGTTCATCCCGACCAGCCTGAAAGACCTGCGCCCGACCTCTGACGTGGCGGGCATCCTGAACATGTCGAACATGATCGGCGCCGGGCAGTATGAACGTATTCAGACGTTCGTTAATCAGACGACCGGGCAGATCGGTGTCCGCGGCGACGGCACGGCCGGGACGCTGTGGCGTACCGGTGGCAGCGTGAACGTGTCCTTCACCTATCTGATCGATCCGGCATGAACCGGCTACGCGGGCTAATGACGGCTGTCGGGCGGTTGACCCGCGTCGACTGGGCGTTCGTGCATTTCAAGGCCGCGCTGGGGATCATGCTGATGACCCCGCTAGTGCAGTTGGATTCGATCAAGCATTCGACGACGGTCTGGTTCCTGTGCATCTGGGCGACCCTGACCCTAATCGGGTTCTGGGTCAGCGTCGTCGGTTTGGTCATGTCCGCGCAGAAGTACGACACCCGGCACAAAGGCTTCGCCGTCGAAATGACCGGCCTTGTCCTGCTGATGCTCGGCCCGGCCGTGTTCGCCGCGATACAGGCCGGGATCTGGTACGAAACCGGGCAGCAGAAGGCCGTCGCGATCACGTTCTGCTACGTCATCATGGCCGCGATCTTCGCCCGGATGGTCATGGTCAAGGGCGCCGCGAAGTCTAGGACCGTGATCTACCGCTACACAGAAGAAGTAGAGAATGATTGATCCTGGCCTGGCGGTGCTGGCCGTCGTCGTGTTCGCCGTGTCCGAGACCGACCCGGCGCTGCCGATGCCGTTGCCGATGATCCTCGGGATCTTCACGCTCGTCGGCGGTATCGTCACCGCGGTCGTCACGGCGATCAGTAAGAAGTGGCGCACCCCGGCCGATGACAGGGAAGACCGCAGGTTCGGCGTCGAAGCCGACGAACGTTTGTTGCAACGGTTCGAGAACATGCTCAAAGAACGCGACACGAAGTTCACCGAGTTAGAGCAGAAGTTCGAAGACCTGAAGTCAAAAGTCGAAGGGTACCAGCGGGAACGCACCGTGCTGATCGACTTTATTTACGCTGTCGTCAGGATCGTGCGGGATCTCGGGGCGATCAATGAGATCCCGCGCCCGCCGCAGGGGATCTTCATCAGCGGGCACCCGTCGAACGACCGGCAGGACAGCGACGCCTAAGCCTTCCCACACCGGGAACAGCGCCGCCGCCACCCTAGACGCATGACCTTCTACCTGCTCGACCATAAGCAGCCCAACACGCAGCAGTGGGGATACCCCCGCCGCGGCGCGTCCCTGTCCGGTACGTGCATCATTCATACCGCCGAGTGCGCGATGGACTTCGACGGCGCCGATAGCTCGGCCGAGAACTGCGCGTCGTTCATCAACGGCCGTTTCGATTACGGCAGTTATCACACGCTCGTCGATTCTGACTCGATCATCGAAATGATCCCGTATGAATACGAAGCGTGGCAGGACTCCGAAACGAACCCCTGGGCCGTTGGCCTGTCGTGCGCGGTGCAGGCTGACAACTGGCACCTGATCCCCGCCGACCGCCGCGACGGGATCTACCGTAACCTCGCTTGGGCCGCGGCCGACTTCGTGACCTACATGGCAACGAAGGGCATCACGGTCCCACTGCGCAGGATCACCGGGGCGCAGGCGCGCGCGAAAGTCCCCGGCTTCTGCGCCCACGGCGACTCCGGTGTTGACCGGCACGACCCCGGCGCTCAATTCGACTGGGCGCTGTTCTTCACCTACACCGCACAAGCACTCGGCGGCGCCACCCTGGCCCCGCAAAGCACCACGACCAACCCCGATTGGACTGACATGTTTTCATCCCTGAAAGACTTCAAAGAAGCCGTCGCCGAATCCGTGTGGGGCGTCCTCGAAGGCCCCCGCGGCAAGAAAGCCATACAACAGGCCGTGTGGGGTTTCGCCGGCGGCAAGCGCAACGGCAAGGCCGTGACCGTCTGGCGCGACACCGTCGATAGCAACACCCTCGGCCGGCAGCTTATCGCCGACGTGGAAGCACTGAAGGAAGTCGTCAAGCAGCAGGCCGCGAACCCCGGCAGCGCCGTCGACTACGACGAAGTGCAGCGCCGCGTCGAAGCCGGGCTGCAGGCGAAGGTCGACAGCATCGTCCAGACGCAGGAAACCACGACAACCGAGATCCAGTTGCAGAAGGACGCCGCCTGATGGGCGCGCACGAAGCGGTCCCTACGTCGACGCAGTCCGCGTTCCCGGGCCGGGCGGCGATCCGTACCGCCGTGCAGGTCGGCATCCCGGCGTTCGTCGGGCTGCTGGTCATCCTGCCCCCGGTCATTCAGACCGTGCTCGATGGGTTCGGCCGGCACCTGCCCCCCGAACTGTATGGGCTGCTGGTCACGGCCGCGATCGTGATCACGTCCGCGTCCGCGACGATCGCCCGGGTCGCCGCGATCCCCGGCGTGATCGACTGGACCCGCCGCTACCTGTCCTGGCTGGCGCCTGACGATAAGAAGCCGTCAGCCTAAGCCTTCCCACAAGCTCGAAGCGCCGTCGGCCACGATCAACACATGGCTGACGGCGCTTTGAGTTTTCCCTTCAGGCTGACCCCGACGGGGTCGGTCGCTACTGTCGAGCGCGGATCAGATGCCGAGATCGACGAAGCGATCGCCGTGCTGTGCCTGACGACCATCGGCGAACGCCGCATGCGCCCGACCTACGGCGTGCCCGACCCGGCCTTCGCTGGTTTGCATGTCGGCGACGTGCAGGTCGGTTTGGATGAACACGGCCCCGAAGGTGTCATCGTCGTCGCGGTCGAGTCTGACCCGATCAACAATTCACAGGAAGTCGCCGATATTACCTGGTCGCGCGACGCGGAAGGCACCGAGTAATGAGCGAAGCGTTCGACGTCCCCGAGTTGGAGACCCTGCGGCTGATGCAGTCGGGCACCGAAGTCGACCTCGTCGACGCCGCGGTGACGCATATCCAGTCGGTCATGCCCGAATGGGTTCCACGTGGCGGGAACACCGAACTTGTCCTGCTCGAAGCGTTGGCGATCATGCTCGGCCCCGAGATCCTGTCGTTGCAGCTTGTCGGGCCGCGCGTGACGGAGCAGCTTGTCGGGTTGATGGGCACGGTCAGGTCTGAGGGCGTCGAAGCCCGCGGCCGGGTCGAGTTCACCGTGACCAACTCGAACCCGGTTCAGGTGATCCCGGCCGGCACCCGCCTGCGCCTGGCCCTTGATACGTCGATTGAGACCGTGGATCTGTTCACGACCGAAGACCTCAGCATTATCACGTCGGAAACCTTGACGGGTCAGGTCAACGTGATCGCCGACCGGATCGGGTCGATGCCGAACGGCTCACCGAACGGCGCGCCCCTGGCCGTCGTCGATAACCTGCCCTTCATCGAATCCGCCGCCCTCGCCGCCGCCTTGTTGGGCGGGTTGGACGAAGAAGACGACGACGTCTTCAACGGCCGCGCCGCCGCCACACTCGCCCGGCAAAACTCCACACTCGTTCACCCTGAGCAGTTCCAATACGCGGCCCTGTCCCGGGTCGGGATCGGCCGCGCCCTGACCCTGGACAACTACGACCCCGCCGCGCCCGGCGTCACGACTTACGGGCACGTCACGGTCGCCGTCGCGGATCTCGAAGGACAGGCCGTCGGCGAACCCACGATGACCGAAACCCGCAACGACCTCGCCGAACAGGCCCTCGCGTCACTCTCGATCCATGTGATCGCCCCGACCTACACCCCCGTCGACATAGCCGTCACCGTCAAAGCGATGCCCGGCTGGGCGCCGGCTGACGTCGAAGCGTCCGTGACCGCCGCCCTGACCGCATGGATCAACCCCCTGACATGGGCATGGGAAGACGCCGCGACGCAGTTCGAGATCGTCACGATCGTCGGCAACGCCCCCGGCGTGCGGGAAGTCACCGCCGCCCCGGCGACGATCACCCTGACCGGCGTCGCACCCCTCCCCACCCTCGGCGACATAACTGTGACGGTGATCTAAGGTGACCGTGACAGGCGTCCCCGTCCACTCATTCACGCTGCGCTGGTGGGAATCGCTGCCCGCCGCCTACCGGGCGGCTGACGCGGTACAGGAAGCCCCGGGCCTGCTCTACCAGGTCGGGTTCAACTCCGAGCCGCTGTTCATCAAGGGACTCGACGGCTGGACCGTGACCCCGGTCGAGCAGGCCGAAGACTTCGTGACCCTGAAATTCACGCGGGCGTTCAGCATGATCGACGTCGCGCAGCCGGTCGTCTTTCAGGCCTGGTGGACCGCCGACGCCCCGGGCGCGACCCTGTCGTTGAACCTGGTCGACGGTGTCGGCCGTGACCTTGGGACGCATGACTTCGTTGACCTGGTCGAAGGCGACGGCGACGACACCCTGATAGGGACGCTCGCCGCGGCCGAACCGATCACGGCGACGCTGATTTTTGGGTCGCCGATCGATGACGGCGGTTTGCTCTTCAAGATCCGCGGCGTGAACGTCGGGCACCGCGCCGTCGACTTCGACGCGCTGCCCGGCAACGTGATCTCGTCCCGCTACCCGCTGCTCAGGTATATGGAGGGCGTCGGGCAGATCGCCGGGCAGGTCCGCGACCTGTCCGACGGTTTGTGGGGCGGCGAGTTCCTGGAACCTGACAACACCCCCGACACCGCTTTGCGCTGGGTCGCGCAGATGATGGGCGTACCCAAGACCGTTCGCGACCTGCCGAGCGCCGATCTGCGCGCCTACCTCGTGGATCTCGCCGAGAACGGCCGGCCCGCGTCCGGCACGCGCCGGGATATTGCGAACGCCGCCCGCCAGTTCCTTACCGGCACGAAGCAGACGGTCATGGTCCCGCACCCGACCCGGCTGCACTCACTGGTCATGCTCGTCAAGCAGGACGAACTACCCGGCGCCGACGTGGATCTCCCCGCCGCCCTCGCCACCCTGGTCGCCGGGGTCAGGGCGACCGGCGTCGTCCCTGCCGGACATGAACTCACGGCTCAGGTCGCCGCCGCGTCGTGGGATGCCTGGGAAGCCTCCGCCGGCACGACCTGGACCGATCGTGAAGCCGCCGCCCGTACTTGGACCGAAGCCGATTCGCTCGGCGTCACCATCGAAGAATAGGAAACCCGATCATGGCAGACAGTACAGGGGTTCAGGTCTTCGTCGGCCCGGCGAACCAGTTGGAGCTAGGCGACGTCGTGACCGGCCCGCCTGCGGTCACGTTGGAAACCGTCAGCGACCGGTTGCAACGGTTGCACCTGTCGATCCCGGCGCCGACGCAGGAAGTCATCGATTCCGCCGCGGGGGCGCAGGTCGCGGCCGAAGCCGCCGCCCTCGACGCCGAAGCCGCGCAAACCGCGGCAGCAGCAGCAGCGGCGTCAGCCACCACGTCGGCGACCAGCGCCGCGGGATCACTCACCGCCGCGCAGACAGCGCAGGCAGCGGCGCAAGCAGCCGAAGCGGCGCTCACCGACGAAGCACTCGACGCCGCCGTGCTCCGGGTCATCACCCCCGCGACGCTGCTGATCGACACCGACGGAAGGCCCTACTTTGCCTAACGTCCGCTTCTACCGCACCACCCTGACCAGTACCGGGGCGCACGTCCCCGCGACCGGGCGCATCAGGTTCAGACCATCGAAGCGGCTCACGATCGAAGGCGCACCCGACAACGTCGTGACCCCGGCGCCGTTCACCGAACCCTTCGTCGCGGGACTGGTCGAAGTCACCATCGCCGCGACGTCCCCCGGCTGGGCGTGGCGGGTCGACGAGTCCGTCGACGGCGTCCGCGACGAAACCTATTTCGTCATCGTGCCCGACGTTCCCGGCCCGCTCGACGACACCGACCTCGTCAGGGTCCACCCGGGAATCCTGACACCCAACCCCGCGCCCGCTGACGCCGTCACGTTCCTGCTCGACACCGACGGCCGACCCTACTTCTCCTAACCCCCTGAAAGGGCTTCATCATGGTTGCACCCGCTAGCAAACGAATCCTGCTCGAATCCGACAAGGCCGCGGCGAACGGTGTCGCGACGCTCGGCGCCGACTCGAAGATCCCCGACGGGCAGTTCCCGACCCGGCTCGGCACGCCGGCACTCGACGCGAAATATCAGTCGGTCGAGAACGCCCCCGTTAACGCCGTCATCCACGGCGCCGACCCTACCGGGACAAGCGACTCGACCGCCGCGATTCAGGCCGCAATCAACAAAGCCGCCGCCACCGCTGGGCTCGGGTCCGGCGCCCGGAAAGTCGTACTGCCCGGCACGTCGCTGCTCGCGCAGGCGACCTACCGCATCGACGGCCGGGTCGTGATCCCGAAATTCGTCACCCTCGAAGGCGAATCGTCGATGATCACGATCAAATGCGGCACGGCAACAGCAGGCATCGACGTCGGCGACGGCGTGAACGTCCCCTACCAGTCCGAACTAAACAACATCACGATCAACGCGAACTTCATCGCGAACAACCCGCTGGTCTACAACAAGGTCTCGGAACTCTATTCCGAGCGTATTTTCGTTACGAACATCACCGACGCCGGGCAGGGCATCAAGGTCGTCGACTGCCTCGGCCTGACACTGAACAAGCCCTCGATCTCGCGGAACAGCGTGCAGCCGCACGGCATCGGCGTCGGTATCCGGGTCACCGGGTCGTCGGCCGGGTTCATCGTGATCCGCGATCAGAACTTCTTCAACCTGAAAGACGCGATCCGCTTCGAAACGGGCTGCTCGAACATGGTCGTCGACGCCGGCTGGAACGAATGGATCACGAACTACATGACCGTCGCGACGACCGCGTTCGCGTCGTTCGGGCAACTGATCACCGATCACGGTCACTTCACCGGGACCGACCCGACACACCGCCTGTTCAACCTCGAAAAGGCTGACAACGGCATCACCATCAATAAGGCGCGATGGTTTCAGTCCTGGTTCATCGGCGCGGCCACGAACTCGGCACTGATCGACCTGTCGGCCGTCCCGAACACGGCCGGCACGACTGACTTCGCGATCGACGAATGCTCATGGAACCTCGGCGCGTCCGCGACGATCCTCGCGAAGCACGCTTCGACGCCCTGGTATCAGACCTATGTGCGGATCAGGAACTTTAAATCGATGCCGTTCGCGAAGCTTCCCGTCCACGGCGCAGACTGCCAGGTGACGGCCGAGTCGTCGCTGGGCTGGAACCGGTACGCGAACGGCCTGTCGGTGAACGGCGACCCTGCCCGCGTCGACGGTCACGTCAAATGGAACGCCGCGACAAAACGCATGCAGGTCGACACCACGAACACCGGGTCATACTCGGATATCCCGGTCGTGGGCGATTACTCGTCGGCGTCTTCCGTGGCGGGCCTGAACGCCGTGTTCGCCACTGGCAGCTACTACACGCCCCGCGGGGCGCGCAGTGCGTTCGCGGCAACGGCTGACCGGCTGACTGTCGTCCCGTTCCATGTCCCGAAGAATCAGCAGTTCATTAGGATCGGCGCCGAAGTCACGGTCGCGGCTGCGGCGTCGTCGATCCGGCTGGGTATTTACAACATCGGCTCCAACGGCCTGCCGACGACCCTGGTACTGGATGCCGGGACGATCGATTCGTCAACGACGGGCGCGAAGGAACTAACGATCGATGTGACCCTGCCGGGCGGCCTGTATGGCCTGGCGGCGGTCGCGCAGGGCGGCGCCCCGACGGTCAGGACGATCACGGGCGGCGGCGGGCTGGACGTCGGGAACGGGTCGCTCGCATCGTCGACGCAGTCGAACCCGAACACAGGGTTCTACGCGGCGGGCGTGTCCGGGCCGCTGCCGGCGACTTTCTCCCTGACCGACCGGTCGCTGTCCCCGATGCTGGTCGCGTTGCGCACCGCGTAGGAATGCCCGAAGGCCCGCCCCGTGATCAGTGGGGGCGGGCCTTCGTTTCACCCGACATAGGTGTTGTCGCCAGACCTTTCTACTGTAGCGCGCGGCGTTGACACGCGCCTTCCCCCGGCCGGTATCACGATCCTGCGATTGTCGTGTTTGGGCTTGCGGTCATCGTAATAACACGCTAGGTTTGTTCTAGCGGTTAAATACATGAAGCCGCTGAAACAAAGTAACCGAAAGGAATTGTCGCCATGTTGCCAGACCGGGCAGACACCGCCGCAGTCGTCACCGAAGCCGTCAACAAAGCCGCCGAATACTGGGGCACCGAGTTCGACACCGAACACACCGAACTGAACAAACTCCACGTCGCCGACATAGTCATCACCCGCGCCGAATTTCAGGAACTCGTCGAAGCCCGCATCGCGATCGACTGGGCAGACCAGCACGCCGACCTGACCCGCTACGGCGGTTCGGATAACGCAGACTGGTTCACCCGCTCCGAGTTCATCCGGGAACAGCGCGAAGAATGGTTCGGGCCGATCATGCACCGCGTCGTCACCCGGACCCGCACCCGCCGCCAGTTCGAGACCGACGACCTGATGGTCGCGGCGTGAAGGGCCTGCGCCTGACCGCCCGCGGCGAGACCGTCGTCGCCGCCGCCAAACTTTTTTGCATCGCCGTGACGCTTATCTGCGCGTGGGCGATCCTGACCATGATCGGACTGTGACCCCATGAGCTTGCGTTTCCTACCCAAGTCCCACCAGTACCGCATGACCGCCCACCCCGGCCCGGCACACAAGACCGACAACCCTGAACTGCGGGCGACCGGCGCGACGACCATCATCGGCGGCGGCATCCCGAAACCCAACCTGATCTACTGGGCCGGGAAGACCGTCGCCGAATACGTCCGCGACAACCCGGCCGAAGTCGAACTGCTCCGCAACCGCGACGACCTCGACATGGTCACCGAACTCGCGAAGGTACCCAACCAGGTCCGCGACGCGGCTGGCGTCCGCGGGACCGAGATCCACGACTACGCCGAAGACCTGCTCCACGGCCGCGAAGTCGAAGTACCCGACGAACTGCGCCCCTACGTCGACGGCTACCTGAAGCTGATCGACGAATGGGACATAACCCCGGTCCTGACCGAAACGTCGGTCGGGAACCGGAAGGACTGGTACGTCGGCCGGCTCGACTCCATCGTCCGCATCGGGGCGCTCGGGAACTGCCTGGTCCTGCTCGACTGGAAGACCAGCCGCGGCGTGTACGGCGAAACCGCGCTGCAGACCGCCGCCTACGCGAAGGCCGAGTTCTACGTCACCGACGAAGACCCGAACACCGAGATCCCGCTGCCCCTGGTCGACCGGACGATGGTCTGCCACATCACCCCCGACGGGTCATTCCTGTATGACCTGGCCCGCAACCGGGTCGAGATCGACCGTCACTACGACCTGTTCATCGCCGCTGCTTTCACCGCGAAGACGGCGAAGGAACGCGACAGCATCATAACCGAACCACTCGAACTCCCAACCCATGAAATGAGCGCCGCAGCATGACCGAACTCGCCCTGAACCCCGCCGCTAACGCAGCCCTCGCCGCCCCGTCCGCGGCTGTTGTTGACCTGCAGATGTGGGCGTCTGAACTGACCGCCGCCTACAGCATCGGCAAGGCCCTCGCGTCGACCGACTTCGTCCCCGCCTCGTTGAAGACACAGTCAGGCGGGCGTCCGAAAGAGTTGGAGCAGGTCGCCGAGAACGTCGCCGCCTGCATCCTCGCCGGCAAGGCCCTCGGCCTGGACCCGATGAACTCCATTCAGAACATCTTCGTCGTGCACGGCCGGCCCGCGATGTACGCCCGGACTATGGCCGCGCTGGTCATGGCCGCGGGTCATGAGATCCGCCGCGCCGAAGCGACCGAGCAGCGCGTGATCTACCGTGGCCGTCGTAAGGGCGAGACCGAGTGGACCGAAGTCGAATGGACGATCGCCCGCGCCACGAAGGCCGGGTACATGACGAACAAGAAGTACCAGACCGACCCGATCGCGATGCTGACCGCGAAGTGCCAGTCTGAGATTTGCCGGGTCATCGCCCCGGACGTGCTGACCGGTATCGCCGCGACGTCGGTCGAAGAAGTCGAGTTGGATGATCTCGGCGAAGTCACCACCGACGCCCCCGCAGCGGCCCCGGCGAAGGCGAAGGTGCAGCGCAAGATCCGCCAGGCACCCGCCCCGGTCGCCCCGGCTGCGGTCGCTGAAGCGCCCCGCGACGACGAGCCTGTCGACGACGAAGCCGACGCCCTTGCCGAAGCCGCCGACGACACGACCGGCGAACTGCCCGAACCCGAGCAGGGCGAACAGGTCGAGCAGTCCGAATGGGTGGACGAAAACCAGCCCGGGCCGCTCTGCTCGGCAGACCAGCAAAAGGGCTTGCAGGAAGCCCTGAAGGCCGCTGGCTACAACGGCCGGGTCAACATCATGAACCGGGTCAGCGAACACGTTGGCCGGGCCGTCGCCGCGTCGAAGGAACTCACCGCGATCGAAGCCGAAGAACTAACACTCGTGCTGCTTGCCGAAGCATCAGCCCCCGGCGCGGCATGACCATGACCGAATCGAACCGCGGGCCGGGCTACCAAAAAGGATCAGCCCGGCCCGCGGCCAAACTCACCGAAGCCGACGTCGAACAGATCCGCCAGGACGCCGCCCACGGCATGACGCAACGCGCGATCGCCGACGCCTACGGCATCAGCCAAGGCCTAGTCAGCGGCATCGTCAACGGCAGGCGTTGGAAGCACGCCGACGGCCCGATCAGACTCACCAGCGAACAGGAAACGAATTGACCCGCCCACCACGTAACGCCTACATCCCCGGACAGCCGCTACACCCCAACCTGCACACCGTCGGCCGGCCCGTGACCCTGTTCATCCCCGGCGCCGAACTCATGGAAGCCGGGCACGTCGCCCGCGTCAACATCATCGACGACGTCGACCTCAGATACGACATACGGGTCAGCAGCGGCGCAACCTACCGCGACGTCAAGCTCGGCACGCTGATGAACCCGCAGCCCAACACCTTCGTATTCGCACCCTAGACAGGACAAAACAACATGGCAGGCGAGACCACGCTGACACTGATCGGCAACCTGACGAACGACCCCGAACTGCGGTTCACCCCGAGCGGCGCCGCCGTCGCGAACTTCACCGTCGCTTCAACCCCGAAGACCTTCGACCGGAACAGCAACGAATGGAAAGACGGCGAGACCCTGTTCATGCGGTGCGCCGCGTGGAAGGAACTCGGCGAGAACGTCGCCGAGTCCCTGACGAAGGGCATGCGTGTCGTCGTGACGGGGCGGCTGAAGTCCCGCACCTATGACACGAAGGAAGGCGAGAAGCGCACGGTCATGGAACTCGAAATCGACGAGATCGGCCCGTCACTGCGCTGGGCGACGGCGAAGGTCGCGCGCGCTAACCGCCAGGCAGGCGGCTCGGGCGGCTTCAGCGGCAACACCGGCCAGGGCAGTAACGGCGGCGGCTCATGGGGCGGCAACAAGCCGGCGACCAGTCAGCCGGCCGAAGATCCCTGGGCGACCCCCGGCAGCAGCGCGAACGCGGGCGGCTGGGGCAACGGCCCCGAGTCCGAGCCGCCCTTCTAAGCCGTCATCCCACACGCGCCGACGCCAGCGGCGCACCATCACCTATAGAGACGACGGGCATGCGTTCTTCCACACGCGGCCCGTCGTCTGGCCCATCCCCCGAACACCTGAAAGTCGCCTGAATGGAACCCGACATTATGCCCCGCGAAAGCGAAGTCAGCATCACCCTTTACTCGCAGCCTGGTTGTGTCCAGTGCAACGCGATCAAACGCAAGTTCAAGGCCGAAGGGCTGGTCGAAGGCGAAGACTTCACCATCGTCGACGTGTCCCTGCCCGAGAACGAAGGCGACCTGCTCGCGATCAAGTCACTCGGCTACCTGAAGGTACCGGTCACGTTCGTCAACGACGACCACTTCGAAGGCTACGACGTGAACAAGATCGCCGACGCGATCGCCCGGCAGCGCCGCACGAAGCTGCATGTCGTACCCGACCTGGCCGTCGCCGTATGAGCGCCGAGACGGTCGACGTCAGGACCGCCGAGAAAGCCGAACGCTGCCCCGCCTGCCGCATGTTCATAACCAACTCGCAACCGGACTGCCGATGTAGCTGACCAGGCCCGCAGAACGCCGCCTAGCCCCTTTACCGGGCTGGGCGGCTTTTGCCGTCTGATTGATTTTGACGGTTCTAACATTCGTGTATAGTGACTAGGACAGGGATAGGAAAGGAAAGTACAGCAATGACAAGCACCGAATGGGAACACCGACCAGGCCCCGAGCGCGAGAAATACCGCGATCTCGTCGAACACCTGAAAGCGCACCCCCGCGAATGGGTAAAGGTACGCACCGCCCCGAGCGACGCCGCAGCATGGTCAGCCGCGTATCAGATCAACACCGGCCGCAGGGCCGCATTCCGGCCCGCTGAAGACTTCGAAGCGTACACAGCCGGCCCCGACGTCATGGCCCGCTACATCGGCAAAACCGACCCGAAAGGCGCCTAACCCTCATGGCCCGTATACGGCAGATCAAGCCCGAGTTCTGGTCGTCACCATCGACCGCCAGCGCTTCGGCAGTCGCGCGGCTGCTGTTCATTGCTATGTGGAACTGGGCCGACGACAGCGGCCACGGAACGGCGAACCTGAAGGAACTCGAAGGCTTCGCATTCCCGCACGACGACGTCGCAGAACTCAGCGGCGGAAAATGTCGGAACTTCCGACACTGTGTAGCGGAAGTTGCGGAGTGCTTCGGAGTGGTCTTCTACAACGTCCGCGGACGCATGTATTACGAGATCCCGTCCTGGCAGAACCACCAGCGCAACGAACGGCTCGCTAAGGGCAAGTTTCCCCTGCCCGCAGAGGGCGAAATCGTTGAAATGACGCGGGATTTAGACCCTAGTGTCGGAAATTCTCGGAAAGTGTCGGAAGTTCCGACACACAATCACGGAAGTTCCGTCGCTGTATCAGAGGAACAGAGGGTCATAGTTTCAGAGGGTCATGGGGGTGTTGTTCCGTTACGTAACTACAGTCACCAGGAACTCGCGAAACTTTCGCACAACGACCGAAACAAGATCGTCAACCGCGTGATCAGCGAATTCACCGACACCGTCCCTTCGATCAAATTCCCCTCGAAGACCCTGTCAGACCTGAAGGCGCAGATCTCGGTCAGCGTGCAGGACGGCATCGAACTGCAGCACATCGCCCGCGGTCTCGAACTCTGGAACGAAGCAGGCTACCCCGCGACCACGCTGCACACGTCCATCATGCAAGCGCAGCGCGAAGCCAACGGCGGCAACGCCTACGGCTCACCCCGCCCCCGACGCGCGACAGGAACCGAACGCGCAATCGCAACCCTTGACCTCGCAACCCAAATCCAGCAGGAAGAAGAAGACCACGATGTTGCTTTCTGAGACAGCGAAGATCCTCGCCAAAGTCCAGTTGCTCGACAACCGCACCGTCGACCGCATCACCGTCGATGCATGGCACGAAGTCATCGGACACCTGGACTTCCGCGACGCCCTTGCCGGACTCGCCGCCCACCGCGCCGAATCGACCGACTACCTGATGCCGGCACACCTGATCACGCAGGCAAGGAAAGCCCGCAGACTGCGCGAAGTCCACGAATCCCGGCAGCGGGCGATCGACGTCGCCCGCGAACGCGAAGCACTCGGCCCGCACGCAACCCCGATCCAAGTCGCCGAACTCCGCAATTCACTGAACACCGTACTGAAGTCAGTCAGCTAACCCGCCCCGCCAGGCACATCACAGGAAGAACCCGACATGACCTACACCCGCAAGCAGGCAGCACCGGCCCCCACGAAGGCCGAGATTGAAGCAGCCAGACACGAAGCGATCAAAGCCCGCGCCGAGCTTCACAACCTCACCACCGCCACGACAGCACTCAACGGCAAGATCGCCGACGCGAAAACAGACCTCACCACAGCCCGCGAAACGTTGACGAAGATCCTGATCGAAATCGAAGTCACCCGCGCCCAAGCCGAAGCCGTCCTGACCGCGCCCCCCGTCCGCATCCTGCCCCCACCCCGCCACGGCGGCGCCCTCGGCCTACGCCGCGCAGCCAGGGAAATCGCCGACCACGAAAAAGCGAAGACCAACGCCGCCCGCCGACTCAAGGCAGTCGTCTGATGCCCGGCCCGAAGCCCCGCGTCGACCGCGACGAGTTCGCCAGGCTCAACGCCGAAGGCTGGACCATCCCCCGCCTCGCCGAACACTTCAACATCACCCCGACCTACGTCAGCCGGCTACGCACGAAACTCGGCATCCGAACCCCCAACCTGCTCGACCTCACACCCGAACGCCTCGCCACCATCGAAGCGATGCTCAACGACGGCATGTCCTTCAAAGAAATCCATAGGACCGAAGGCGCCGACATGGAAACCCTCCGCAAACACTTCCCCGGCCGCGGCTGGACCCTCGAACAAGCCAACGAACACCGCGCCACCATCCGAACCCTGCGGCCCCTGATCCGCCGCAACAACCTCAAAACCGCAGCATGAGCAGCACACCAGCCCAACGCCACGCCGCCGCAGCCGCCAGAACCGCCAACCTCATCGAAGAAATCGAATACCTCGCCACCTACAACCTCGGCGAAGCCAACATCACCCAAACCCTCGGCCTCAAACGCCAATCCATCGAACGCCGCCTACACCGCGCAGGACGCGCCGACCTACTCCCCCGCCTCTACCCCACCATCGCCGAAACCAACGAAGCCCGCGCCCACGCCACCTACTACCGCCGCATCGCCAACAACGACCAAGACAGGCCCGCAGCATGACCACCCACCACGACACCCAAAAAGACCGACACCGACCCGACAAGCAGGCCGCGGCGATCGCCAGGCTGCGCGAAAAGGGCCTCGGACTCGCACCGCATGTCGAAGGCGGGAAGATCGTTGGGTCGAAGCGTTCGGGTAAACAACCGGCTGGGAAAGGCGGCAGCGTGGCTGTCAGCGTCCCGCAGGTACCTAGTGACACAATCCCCCGTCCTGCCAAAACTGGGGGCTTAGCAAGCGCTATCCCGGGTAGTGTGTTTGAACTGCTGATTCCCGCGCCGGCCGAGTTCCTGAACGCGAACCGGGATAAATCCCTGCACTGGGCACCGAAAGCCGACCGGGTTAGAGCCTGGCGGGCAGCAGCCGCCCGCGAAGCGATCCTGACCGGCCTGCCGAAGGGGTTGCCCCGGGTTCAGATCGACGCCTACCTGATCAAACCCCGGGCGAACAGGTTCGACCCGGCGAATTGGGCGCCGACGGCGAAGGCGTGTGTCGACGGCATGGTCGACGCGGGCGTGACCGAAGACGACGACCGGCACCATGTCGCCGGGCCGTTCATGCACGACGGGGGGAAGGGTGAGCCTGCGTTACGGGTTGTCGTCACGGTGTTGACTCCATCGTAATAAGTGCTAAGTTTGTTCTAACAGTTCAAACCGAAAGAAGGGTAGCTTGATGAAAGAAATCACGATCAACTGCACATGGCAGTCACGCCACGTCATCACCGTCCCCGATAACTTCAAGATCCCCGAGACGCTCGCCGAGTTCCCCGATGACGTCCTCGAAGAACTCACATCAGACACCGCCGAACTAACCGACTGGGAGTAACCATGTCCGCGATATTCAAGAATCTCCCCGGCCGTTGGCCAGTAGGGCACACACCCAAGCCGACAGCCGACGAGCACTTCGAAAAGCACGGCTGCGATAGCAGCCTGCACCCCGGCGACTGCCTAGCTAACTGGCCCGCCCCCGTAACCCCGCCGCTGCCCCGGGTTGTCGGCACGATCGACGCCCGGCGGAACCTTCCGCACATGACCATCCTGCGCGTGCAGACCGGCGCCGCCGCCCAAATCATCAACGACGGGGACGCGCACCACCTGTCCTACGCCGGCTCGGATCTCGTCGACTACCTCGATATGGAGTCCCTGAACTGGGACCGCGAATCACTCGACAGTCTGCGCCGCATGCTGCCCGCCGTCATAGTGGACATGCCAGCATGAGCGCCCGTTACGAGTTCAAAGTCGGACCAGCCAACCGCCACTCCGAGTACGCAGACCCGGTCACCGTCCTAGCCGACAGCTACCCCGAGGCGAAAGCGAAAGCCGTAGCGTTCCGCGGATACCGCCCACAGGACAGCAAAGTGTGGCTGATCCGCATTGAAGAAGTACCGCCCGCAACCACCGCACCATAACCGCCCCGCCAGGCACCACGCATCACCCCGGTCTCAGCCGAAAGAAGCCCGACATGACACACGAACACTCACTCGAATCAGCACTCGCCCTCGCCGAGAACGTCGACGAAGACGCCCACGACTACCGCACCGTCCGCGAACTCAAAATCCAGCTACGCGCCCTGGTCAAAGATCAGGAAACCTTCGGCCTACCCGCAACCGTCCCCCACCTGATCGCCAAACTCCGCAACCTGCCCCCCGAAACCATCGCCACCATCTACCCCGAACCGAAAGGCCAGGCCGCAGCATGAACACCACGCCAGACACCGAAACCAACGAAGCCGTCGGGCAGCTATGCGACGCCGCGCTGATGTGGGAAGGGTCGCTCGAAGCCCCCGCAGACTTCCCCGGCACCCTGACCGAAGCCTTCGCCCCGATCGTCGCCGAGATCCGCCGCCACGCCGCCGCCGACGCACTCAAACAACAGGCGCAAGCGCTTCGGCAAGTGAACCGCAACTACCTGAAGCAGCTACAGGGCTACGAACACGGCAGCGACGCCTACAAACTGACCTTCGCCCGCGGCCAACAGGTCAGCGCCGACGCCCGCCGACTCGAAAACGCCGCGCACGACGTCATCGCCGAAGGGTGGGAGCACACCTGTTACGCGACCTGGGCAGCTACCCGCGACGACCCCGGCTACGGCTGCGACAACCCCGTCGAGCAGGAGGGCGACTACTGCAGCAAGCACGAACCCGAAGACGACGAAGATCGCTGGGCCGAGTAGTGCGCGGCTGGTTCCGGCGCCGCCCCCGCCCCGCTGAAGACCCGAACCCGGCGACTCTGATCAGCCCATCAGACATAGCCGTCAAAACCGCACACGGCCTATCAACCGCCGAATGGTTGGCACTCACCCCCGACGAACAACGCGACGCCCGCAACGGCGTCGTCGCCGCCCTCAACGAAAGGCACGCAGCATGACCGAGCAGCACCCAGTCGCCCGGCCCGTTTACGTCCTCGAAGTCGGCGAGTCCATGTCAAAACAGATCCGCATCTGCCGGGCGCTGAAAGTCCTGCACGGCCCCGGCGTCACCTGGCACGACGTTGGCGACTACCAGGTCTTCTTCACCCCCGGCGACCACTGCGGCTGCTTGGATTGCAACCGCCACCTACACGAACTGATCCGCGGGATACACCCATGATTGCGCGAAGGCTGGACCGGCTGACGTGCCTGGTCATCGGGCATGAATGGTTCTATCAGGACGGCGGCAGGCTGCGGCACTGCTGCATCTGCCACAAGCACGAACGGATCACCGAACCATGAGCGGCGGGCCGGCGTGGCGGCGGGATCATAACCCCGCCGCGCGGCCCCTCGCCTGCAACGGCCGCTACGGCAAGTCAGGGGCCGAACGTCACCGCCGCGAAGGAACCACCCCCTGCCGGCGTTGCAAGGCGTCAGCGGCGCACTGGGCACGGGAGAAGCGCCGCGGCGGTCTTAGGCCCCGCAAGCTGGCCCCGTGCGGCACCCCGGCGGCGGCGAACCGGCACCGCAGACTCGGCGAACCCGTCGACTTCGCCTGCTTAGTGGCCGAAGCGAACTACCGCACCGAGCTACGGCAACGCGCCGCCTAGTTTCGTGTCGTCCCACACACTCACGCCGGGGGGCGTGATGCTCACCACACAACACAACCGGCGCCCACAACGCCCAAGAGTTCAAAGAAGGTCTCAATGATGAATGCCCTCAACACCACCGACCCGACCCCGCCGTGCGTCTGCGGCTGGAACACCCCCGACCACAACGGCGAAGTCAACACCGAACGGACCTGCCCCGCCGTGAAAGCCGCGACGAAGCAGTTGTTCGACCAGGGCTACAGCACGACCAAACAGACCCGGTGGTCGAACTACTACGTCGACCCCGACGACGTCGCGATCATCGTCCTGAACGCGGTGCAGGCGCAGCAGGCCGAAGCCCTCGCCGCCCTCGCCGAGCAGTTTGAACCCGAAGCGGAGACCGCGTCGATCGAAGAGCAGATCGCCGACGTCATCCCGATCCGCAGGGTCAGCGTCAAAACGTCGTCGTCGCCGCTGAACCTGGACCCGCACGAATCGTATTACCGGCCCCCCTACATTGGCCGCGCCGACGAGCACCGGCCGGCACTCGACCAGGCAGCATAGTGACCGAGCAGCTTTGGACCACCGGGGATATTGCGGCGCGGCTTGGGATCGGCAAGTCTGGCGTGTCGAACTGGGGGTACCCCGGACGCCGGCAAGTGCCCGAACCGTTCGCCGTGACCCAGGCCGGGGTTAGGTTGTGGACCGCCGAGCAGGCTGAAGAGATCATCGCCGGTTACACCGTCTGGCGGACAGCCCGCGACGCTCAACGGGAAGACAGGCAACGCGCCGAACGCGCCCTGCAATTGCTCGTCGGATAAACGAAAGGCCCCCGCTCGATAAAGCGGGGGCCTTCCTGTCCGGAAAACGGACTGTTCCAAAGTGAACCCTTGAACCACCAGCGTAACAGGCCGGGCGTCCCCCAATGGGCGCCCGGCCTTCCCCATGATCAGCCCATGCCCACGAACGCGCAAGCCGCCCTTCAAGCCGCCGCCACCGTCTACAGCGGGGGCCGCGGCCACACAACACCCGCAGCCGTGAAGATCCTCGCCGAGTCCTTCAAGAAATGGCTAGACCACCAGGACGCCACCGAGCAGCCCGAGCCTGAGCAGCGCGACACGCAGCTTGACGCGATGGTCGAACGGGCCGAACCGACGGCCCCGCCCGAGTTGCATAAGGATATTCGCGAAGAACCGATATACCGGGCCGGGCAGCGCGTCGGGTTCTAGTTGACATGGTAATAACCCGGCTGTATGTTTGTTCTAACCGGTCAAACACACGACCGGCCATAGCCCTCGCCAGACAGGAACCCCGCATGAGCAACGACCGCACCCCCGAAGACCAGGCCGACTACGACGCGAAGGTCGACCAGATCGCCGCCACGCCAGCCCCGAAGCTGGTCGCCGGCCCGTTCGCCTACCACCGCCCCGTCACCACCCACAGCCCGAGCAACTAGACAGGACCGCCAGACCATGAAATACACCCCGACCGAGTCCGACCGGCTGACCGGTATCCGAGTCCGCCAGCTACGCAAGCAGCACGGCGAAACGCAGGCCGACACCTGCGCCCGTTCCGGCGTCGGCTTCGGCTACGCCAGCCTGTCCCGGGTCGAAGAAGGCAAGCGTCACCTGACGATCCCCGAAGCGACGAAACTCGCCGCCTACTTCAACACCACCGTC